CCGTGAGGGGGTCCGGCTACAATCCTTGTAACCATGAGGGTCCTAACGTGGCACTTGAAACTCTTGACAACACGGGTCTTACCCGTACTTCCCATCCCTGTTACTTGAGAACTTACGATGCTGACGATGTTCTCCTATCGGAGACGCGCCAGGACATTGTAGCTATCGATTCGCAGGTTGGAGAGCGTGAAGTGATTCGGTCAGATACTACGCCGAATTTTCACAAGTTGTTAAGAGAAGGGGAGTTAATCCCTTTTACTCACTTGCACGTTAAGCAAGTCAAGGCATTCCATGTCTTGAACTACTGCTATGGGGAGCACGAACTCAGTGCTGGACAGACTGAGACGGATGCCCCGGGGCCAGTTGGTGGTGTGAACTCGTTCTCGGCGCAAGTCGAGATACCGAGCGAGCTATCTTACGATCCTCTCCTAACGGAAGCGTTGGGAGAAGCTAAGGAAGGTGCCCTGTATATTCTGTTAGAACTTGCAGAAGCACCTAAGACGGTCGAGCTCTTTACGAGCTTTACCCGAAACCTTAGAAAGCGTCGAGACTGGCTACTCGATACTTTTCGTAAGAAGTACCGGAAGCGACAGGACCTTGCCGACGCCCACCGCATCTTAGGTGAGATGTGGTTGGAGTATCGGTATGGTTGGTCGCAACTGGTCTACACCAGTGAGGACATTCTTCGCGCCTTGGAAATCCTTTCCACAGGCAAGAAATTCACCGTAGTGACAGGGAAGGGTTTTGCCTCCCAATCTCTGACCGGTGATGTGTCCTCCTTAACGTACTCTGTGCCATTCTTTGCACACAAAAAGAGTACGAGCACTGAGGTTACAGCCACCCTTGAACAAAGGGCGGCCGTCAGCTTGCAGGTTTCCACCGTAGGCGCAGCGTTCGATACGAACCTGTTAGCCTTAGGATGGGAATTGACACCGTGGTCCTTCGTTATTGACTGGTTTGTCAACATCGGAGACGTAGCTAGGGCCGTATGGCCCGTCGCGACAATCGCGGAGTCAGCCTGCACTTCTTGGAAAATAACCAAGAAGCTCAGTGTTGAGTTACGTAGGGACCCTGTCGGCGGTTTGGTTACCGCACCAGGGCACTTTGAATACTCCGTCCAGGAGTATAAGCGCACTCCCTTCACTGGGGAGATTCCCATTGTGTTCAACGTTGATCCGAAACTAGGCCTAAAGCGCATCATTGATGCAATCTTTTTGGCTAAGTCGGATTGGCTGAGACACAACCGCAACCCGTATAGAGCATAAAGCTTAAACAGGAGAAAAACCATGGACACATCATACACCTTCATTTACTGGGACAACGCATCGGGTTATACCGAGGCGTATACCGTGGATGAAACCACGGCCCAGGAGGTCATTGACATGTTACACGGTGGTACGGAAACGGGGATCACAAGCCAAGAAGCCTGTGTTCCAGATGAGGACGATGCTGAAGAAGAACCGGACCTATTAAAAGGTCCGCTATTCTCAACTCAGTGGGATTTACTCCCATACGACCCTATCAAACCGTAGCTGCACCAGATCCTGTGGAAGGGGCCTTCGGGCCCCTGAAGCAGCTTTAGCTCTTAACCGCAACCGCGTCGAAAGACGCAAAGGAAATCGTAATGAGTACGATGGTTCTACCCACTGGGTGGACAAAACACCGTTCCGACGGTGGCGTGGTCACTTGGGCATATGCAGCGCATCTTACTGCGCTGCCGTACCTGGTGATCTTTAAAGCTACCGATGGAACTCCTACCTCCAAGTACCAGATTAAGGGTGTCTTGGGTCACGATCCTTCTGGACTAACGTATGGGGATGTTGTTCCCAATTCGATAGTCGAGGTGAATATTCGACAGGTCAATGACATGATCGCGGGTGATCGAACTAAGTTCGACGCCCTGATCAATGACATTGGTGATATTATTTCACAACCCGCCTTTCAGGCGGACCTGAAGATGAACTCGCTCCCCTATGAAGGCAACCAGGTGTAATACACCATGGTTCCTAAGAAGGGGAAGCACCGTAACTCTCACCAAAACACCGGTGAGCCAGAGCGTCGTCGCGAAAGCGATGAAGCTCGGGAAATTGCGGAGCTTGAGTCCATTATGAGATCGAAGTCCCCACTTTGGTGGGTGATCTCTCGAATGGTCGTAAACCCAGGTAGACCGGGCGTAATGCTTGGTCTACCCATTGTTATTGGAGTTATTCTATGCAATGTGACAACACCCGAAAACTCGGAAGCTCCAACACTCTGCAACAGAGTATTGGATTGGTTGCGAGTCGTGCTGGGCTGACGTACTGTCCGCTTCCTACCCTGGAGGCGGCAAAGGCGTCAAAACAGCACGATTTGGAAGCGGTCTTACATGCTTCCAGACACCCCACAGAAGAGCAAGCCAAATCGCTCTTCCAAGAAAGGCAAGTGTACGCAATGCTAACGAAGAACCCGTCAGTTAGTGGCGCGGACCCCGTAAAAAGGGCTCGTGACGCAACCGATAAGTTCATTAGTACGCTAGCGCGCAACCGAAGCACGGATAAAAGACTCAAGCATTATCTGAGTCGCCCAGATCGCTTATATAAGCGCTCGAAGCTCCTTGCCAAGGTCCTTTCTGAGGCGCGTCTCAGCATTTTCCAGTTACTTGGTCCTGTTCCATCGGACCGTGACTGGGATGCTTTTATAGACGCAAAGGTGTTCTCTAGTGGTACAATCCAAGGCTTAGGTAAGTTTAAACGTTTCTTAAACGACGTTGACGCTTACGCAAAACTAACCTCGGATACAACCATTACGGCAAGCAACCGATGCCTTCGAAGATTCGCCCCGATGTTACTTCAGGGGCGATACCTTACTCTACTGACGGCATACCGCGAACGCGGAACGCTTAAGGTCGAGCAAAAGGAGTCTTCGTTGGCGCGCTGCGTCCCTAAAGACGCAGCAGTCGACCGCTTTATTGCAGTCGAGCCTTTGCTTAACGCGATGGCTCAACAGGGTATCCTAGCTATGCTCAAGCCGTACCTACGCCGTTGGGGGGTAACCCTTGACGACCAGGCGCGTAACTTGAAATTAGCGAAGATAGCCAGCACGCGGGGATGTTCTCCCGATGGCTGGTCCACCATAGACCTCTCATCCGCGTCGGATACGATAACGAACGAACTTGTTCGCTATCTACTTCCTAGCGGTTGGTACCATCTGCTTTGCGATGCAAAGACGGACTGGGTTGAAATCGAGGGGCGTTGTTTACCCAACTCGTCATTCTCGACGATGGGCAACGCCTTCACGTTTCCTCTCCAGTGCCTAATCTTTGCATCACTAGCTAAGGCTTGTATTTCTTTGAGCCAAAGCGAAACAGTGGAATGGAAGGTCTACGGTGATGACATCATAGTACCGTCGTCAGCATCCTTGCTGATGATGGAAGTCCTGCGTTTTGTTGGATTTATACCCAATGAAACGAAGTCTTTCGTCGTGGGATTCTTTCGGGAATCCTGTGGCGGTGACTTTCTTGCAGGTTATGATGTCCGTCCGGTATATCTGCGAGAGTCGTTGGACAAGCTGACAGAAGTACACAGCTTGTTTAATAGACTACAACTCAAAGATCCCGGTAACCCTGTACTGCAGTACCTGTTCGAATCCGTTCGTAGACCGTTGGTAGGTCCCATGTTGGGGCCTGACGGTGGAGAGACAAGTCATTTCGTCGCTCCTCTGTTTTACCTTCGGAAAAGCAAGGCAATGGTGTCTTGGAAACAAGACGTTCAGAGCTACGCTTACAGGTACACGGGCCTGTTTCCTAAATCTCGGAAACGGTTCCGTCGTGACCCCTTAGTTCGGTACGCAACGTACCTAGCTGTAGGGGATCACAGAATGCGGCACGACATACGCGGAGAGCAATTCTACCGCGTTGGGACGAGAGTAACGACTACCCCTTGGGTAGTCGCTCGTCCCGCTTCCTTCTGGT